CAATTCCTTGGACAATCCGCACGGGTTGCGCAAGCGGCTTCGGCAGCTTGGCAAAGTAGTTAAAGCCAATTACGCGTGCTTCCACACAACAGACCTGCATTGCTTGCTCGCCCCGGTCCGTTACAACGTTAACTTTGTCCCCGACTTTCAACTTTTGTGTTTTCATACGTGCTTTAATAAGTAGCCTACACTAGGCCCAACAACGCGCATTAAGCGCGTGCTTTTACCCTCCCAACTAGCACGTCCGAACACATGCTAGCTAAAGCAGCATACTTGCGCGCAATGCGCGGGTGAGTGCAGTAAAGCGCGTTAAATTGCGCAATACAGTGTTGTTTGATAAAGCGGACACCCCCTAGGGCTGGATCGAGCTGTTGTTTGCGTGCGTGCATATATGTGTTGTGTTGCTAGTGTGGTATGGGCTGCTTAAAGCGTGCCCGGTTTGCTGTAAAGTGCGTATTAAGCTGCGATTTTTTGAGGACCCCGCATATTGGTTGATAATTGGATGTTTGGCCGTCCTATTTGTGGGCTACTCGCGCCACCCGGTCAACTCGCGTCCATCGCTGTTGCGCACTAGGCGCCACATACGGCGTCCTTCCTTGCGCACAATCGCTAGCTTGCGCCGCGGGTGGTCGGTATCCGTGCGGGATAGCGAGTCGCATTGCTCGTTGTAGAAATAGATGGTATATTTGGATGTTTGCATATACTTGGTATGGTAGACTGTGTTATTCGTTTTGGGCTACTGCACTCAGCGCAGCAATGTAAGCGGGTGTCCAAACATTGGGCTCATCGGTGCATTCCATGGACTCGTTAAGACAGTCGCAAAGTGCTGTTGTGCTAACAGCGACTACAAAAAATCTGTCCGCGCCCGCAACAGTAGCAAAACGCTCATTATCATAATCAACTAAGTCAAAGCGTGCAACTTGCTTTAACGCAGTAAGCAAATCGGGTGCACACACTGTTCCAAAGCTGTGCAGCGGGTTATTGCTGTTTTCGTTACCCACAAAGTAGTAGTAAGTTTTCATAAGCAGTAGTTAGTTAGCAGTAAGCGTGCCCAAGTTACGCAATGCACAGCACAGCGAAAAGCAGTGCAACGATGCTGCACACAACAAAAGCGCAACGGGCGCTTACTGTTAAATCTTCCCAAAAGTTAGTTATTGTTTGCACGACTACACAGTAGCAAGCTGTATGCCCAACAGCACAGCACTATTAAACACTATACATGGTAATATGGAATGCCAACACTACCATCACTGTCCAATAGTAGGCCGAGTGTCCAGGACACTTGTCCATAAACAGGACCATTCCATATATGGTAGTTTAGGCATGCCGATACTACCACGTTAGCAAGCGGTCCAGAAACTGGAAGACTGTCCAGGACAGAGGTCCACTAATAGGACCATCAGCATAAGGTCCACAAACAGGACGAGTGTCCATGGACATGTATCGAAATAGGACCGTAGGCGTGTGGTCCACTAATAGGACAGGTGTCCAGGACAGTGTGTCCATATAATGGAATACTTTAAACTGTCCACATATAGGAGTGTGTCCATGGACAGGTGTCCTACTCTAGGACCATAACAACATAGCATATCATCTGTCCATCAACAGGACAGGTGTCCAGGACAGCGGTCCAGGAGCAGGACCATTAAGAAGAGTCCATTAAGTGGACATGTCCATTGGACACTGTTTACGGATTGGACCATGGTTTTTGAACTCTGGGACACCTCCGTAGGGACGGCCCAAAAAATTCATTCAAATGCAGTTTATTGCAAAGGGGGAAGCTGCTATAGCAGTTAGCGGGGCCGTATATGCTTAAAAGGGGTGTGTTTTCCCCAATTTATGCTGATTTTTGAGTTGGGTATTCCGGGGGAACCAAATTTTTCGCTTGGGAAGGGTTTTTGCAGGGTGTATAAGCAGGTTGTTTTATGGTGAAAATGCTATTGAGCGAACAGAAGGTGCTAGCGAGCATGTGCCGGGCAAGCTTTTTTGAGTTCTTGAAAGAGTTCTGGCACACCATCATTGCTGAGCCACCGATTTTTAACTGGCACGTGGAATATTTATGCAGTGAGCTGCAAGAGGTGGCGGAGAGGGTGATACGGGTGGAGGAAAGGCCTTACGATTTAGTGATTAACATACCACCCGGAAGCACGAAGAGCACGATAGCATCACAGATGTTTCCGGCGTGGGTGTGGACGAGGATGGGTCATGCCCAGTTTATTTGTGTGAGTTATTCGTATTCGGTGGCGCTGAAGGACAGCTTGAAGACGCGGGATATTGTGGAGAGCGAGGCCTACCAGGAGACGTTTCCGGGGATACAGTTGCGCGAGGATAGCAACACCAAGGGCTTGTTTGTAAACACGAAGAAGGGGTTTAGGCTGGCGGCCGGGGTGATGGGCGCTATTACGGGGCAACACGGCCACTTCTTGCTGGTGGATGACCCGTTGAATCCGGAGCAAAGCTATTCCGAGGCGGAGTTGAAGAGCACGAATCGGTGGATGCGGACGACGCTTCCCAGCCGGAGGATCCCGAAGCATGTGGCTCCAATTATACTGATCCAGCAGCGGCTGAATATGCAGGATCCCACGGGGGAAATGCTGGAGCGGTATGCCGGGCGCAAATTGAAGCATATTTGCCTGCCGGGGGAAGACAGCCAGGATGTGAAGCCGGCGGAACTGCGGGCGCGGTATGTTAACGGGTTGCTGGACCCGGTGCGGCTTAGCAAGGACGTCTTGCAGGACTTGGAGAGCGAGTTGGGGCCCTACGGGTATGCCGCGCAAGTGCTCCAGAATCCGGTCCCGCTGGGCGGAGGGATGATTGAGGCGGACAAGATTAACTATGCGGACGAGGCGCCCGAACTGGTGCGGGAAGTGAGGTCCTGGGATAAAGCGGGGACGGAGGGCGGGGGAAAGTTTTCGGCCGGCATACGCATGGGGAAGGATAAGCTCGGCCGCTACTGGGTGACGGACGTGCAGCGGGGCCAGTGGGGCAGCACCAAGCGGGAGGATAACATGCGGACGACGGCCGAACGGGATGGGGATAAGGTTACGGTGATCCTGGAAATTGAGGGCGGGTCCGGTGGCAAGGAATCGGGCGAACATTCCGTGCGCAACTTAGACGGGTTCATCGTGCATACATTCCACCCTACGGGGGACAAGCCCGCGCGGGCCTATCCCTTTGCTAGCCAGGTCGGCGGCGGGAATGTCTTTGTCTTGCGCCGGCACTGGACAAAAGCCTATGTGGACGAGATGCGGTATTTCCCTTATGGCAAATTCAGCGACCAGGTGGACGCCACCAGCGGCGCTTTTAATTTCCTGGCTCGAAAACCTAAGCGGGTAGGTGCCCTATGGTGAGGAATTATGAAAGCGAGCGAGTGGGACGACGTGGTGATTCTACTCCAGAAGTGTTCCGACCTTCTAGACGACTGCTGGGGCAATCATTCTGTGGCGGCGATTGAATACACCCAGGAAAAGCTAGCTAGCCTTTCCGCGGAAGCTCTTAAGAAGGTGTCGGAGGCAGCCGAGGCCGCTTCCCGCCGGAGATAATACTACGGTGAAAGGCGTGGCCGTTAAAAACGCAAGGTTTGACTCTGGGTGGTCCGGGTCGCGAACGGTGTTCATGAAAAAACCACCACCTCGATTGGCCTGCGGGGATAACCAAAATTTAGACATATTATGAAAGATATCATTCCATATACGTCAGAACAGGCTGACCGACTGGGAGAGGCTTTAGTCAAGTTGGGTGCTGCTACTCCCAGTCCACAGGCACTGGCGGAGTTGGTTAGACACATATCTACCATTCATTCTTTGGTTGTGGTCCTTAAGGGGGCGAATCCGGACGTGAAAACACTTTTGAATGGTTATACCAGTCGGGTGAATGATATCATTCACGTTGTGCTCATAATGCAAGCATCATGCATATCTGAAATGGAGAAGTTGGTCCAAGAATCATTCATATCCGAAATGGGGGAATTGAACCGAGGTAAGCGGCGAGATAATAGTGTATGAATCGATACCTGATAGTTTTTATTAACGAAGGGCAATTTTACGTCGAAAGCCTCCAGGCTAGCACCCTGGCCCAGGCGGTGGAGATGTTTTACAAATCAGTGCCCTTGTTTGACGAGGTTTATTCCGTCACCCGCGTCGCGTAACATTTAGCGGCGGTGGGACCCCACAGAAAACGGCGCTTACAGATTCTCGCCCGTTTCTAACCCACCGCCGCCCTTCCCTTTTATGAATACCATCAACTCAAATACACTGACCACTTGCCAGCATTGCGGCAAGTCCACCAACTTTGCTGACCAAGCTCACTACCGGCTTTTGCTGGAGCGGGTGCAGAAGCTGGAGGATGTAAGTGCACAAGCTCGAAAGGTCCTTCGGGAGATATATCATGGGCCGGAATCAGCCTGGAACCGCTGGCTTCATCAACGGGATGAGGTTTTGCAAGAGTTGAACAAGGTGCTCGGTCCTCCGAAGTAGTCCAATTTTTGGCTTGATGTTTTCTTGTTGTGCTGCTAAACGGGCTCCTGTTATGATTGACCTATGAAGATGGCATCCTTTGTCAGGAACGTTTTGACGACCCGGACAGCTTGGTTGGCAAAGCTGATGGATCCCCGCCGGGACGTCGACGCCGAGTGTGGTCATCCCGCAACTGTCCTCCTTAGTGACTACAAGGACTTCTATACGCGCGGGGACATTGCGGCCCGCGTAGTGACTATCTACCCGCAGGAGTGTTGGTCAGAGAATCCTGCGGTCTACGAAACGGAGGAGGATACCGAGACCGAGTTTGAGACGGCCTGGGATAAGCTGATGGAGACTATCCCGGTGTTCTCCCTGCTCCAGCGCATTGACACTATTAGCGGCATCGGCCGCTTCGGTGTCTTGCTGCTGGGGACCGATGACGGCAGTCCGCTGAGCGAGCCCCTGGACGGGATTGACGCTAACGGGATGATGACGGCCTCACGCCCGGAGCGGAAGCTGCTTTATCTCCGGACGTTTGATGAAACGGTTACAACGGTGGATGCCTTGGAAAATGACGTGCGCAACCCGCGCTATGGATTGCCCACGTTCTACACGGTCAACTTTACCGATGCCACCGGAACTAACACCTTCGCCCAAAAGATCCACTGGAGCCGTATCATACATGTCGCGGACAACCGGACCAACAGCGAGATATATGGAGCACCCCGCATGGAAGTGGTGGTCAACCGCTTGCTGGACCTGAAGAAGACGGCCGGCGGCAGCGGTGAAATGTTTTGGAAAGGTGGTTTCCCGGGCTTGTCCATCGAAACCCAACCGACGGAAGAGGAGATTGATTTGGACAAGGAGGCCACCAAGGAGGAAATCGAGAAGTATATGAACGGCCTCCAGCGGTATGTTGCCACTGTTGGGCTGGCTGTCAAAAGCCTTTCCGTCCAGGTTGCAGACCCCGGCCCGCATGTGGACATACAGCTCAAGCTTATTGCTGCCGCGTTAGCGGTTCCCTGGCGTATCTTTGTCGGCTCGGAAGTCGGCCAGCTCGCCAGCAGTCAGGATTCCCGGCGCTGGAACTTGCGGGTCGCACGCCGGCGCGATGACTATGTGAGCCCCTACATTATCCGCCCCTTCGTAGACCGTCTGGTCGCTGTTGGGATTCTCCCCGAACCGGAGAGTTACCAGATTGACTGGCCAGATTCGAACAGTCCTAGCGACCAGGAAAAGGCGGCAGTGGCTAAGGACCGCACCGACGCAATCCAGAAATATGTCCAGGCGGGCGCTGATATTTTGATTCCTCCTTTCCATTACCTCACTCTAGTCTTAGGGCTGGAGGATGATGAAGCCCACGCTATTATTGAAGAGGCGGGCGACCAGCTGATGCTGGAGCCGCCAGAGCCTGAGCCGGATTTGCTGCCGGCGCCGCGCGGTGGTGACGGTGCAACACCAGAATAATTCGATGCCCTACCGCGTCGAATACCGTCCCAGCAAATCCCGGCCTAAAGAACCCTGGGCTAAGGTGGAAAAATCTACCGGCAAGATAGCTTCCCGTCACCGTTCCAAGAAAAGGGCGGAAGCTTCTATCCGGGCCTACTATGCGAGTCGGGTCCTTACGACCCACGCACGACACACCCTTACCAACCACGTGCGTAGCCCACTGAGGCTTGACCCGACTCGCAGTATTTTGTTGCGCCGCTCTTTCATGCGGGCAATCACCAAGAGGCTCCGCAGCTTTCAGCGCGAACTGCGGGATTTCATCCTTGAGAAGGATGCCTTGGGTTTGGGGGACCGGCCTAGCTTTATCCAGATGGCTGAAAATGTCTTCCGTCGCCAGTATGAGTTCTTGAGCAACCCGGCCAAGCTGGAAGCTTTCCGGGCATGGTTCCAGAGGCAGGTAGATGCTGGCATCCTTGCCCCTCTACCCGGAGCACCTCCCGGGCGTCCTTGGACTGCCGAATATGTAGAGAGCGCCTACAAGCGCGGGCAGATGAATGCTTTCCTGGCTTCCAAGCGGGAGGGCTTGTTGGGTCCGAGCATTTTTGGAATGACTCCCGAGCAATTCCTTATCAGTTCCTTTATGGCTCCGGAAGCTATGAGTAAGGTTCTCTTGCTTGGCACCCGGGCCTGGAACGAAATGAAGGGCTTGACGGATGCGATGGGGCAACAGCTCAACCGGATTTTAGCGCAAGGCATTGCGGACGGCATCGGCGTCGAACGCATAGCTAAGCAGATGACTGATGTCATTAGCGGTCTTGCGCGTAGTCGCGCTTTGACTATAGCGAGGAGCGAAATCATACGTGCGCACGCGGAGGGACAGCTAGACGCGTATGACAAGCTAGGCGTTGCTGAGCTAGGCGTGCAGGCAGAATGGTCCACAGCGCATGATGAAAGGGTCTGTCCCCGCTGTGCTCCCAATGAGGGTAAGACATTTACGATTGCCGAGGCCCGCGGACTTATTCCCCTCCATCCCAATTGCCGTTGTTCTTGGATTCCGTCGGTGCCGAAGAACCTAACTAAAACATGAGACATGAAACCAACAGAGATTGCGGTTGCTCTTACCCACTACAATCGTTTTGCCTTCACTTTGGAATGCCTAGCCCAGGTAGTGGACGACCTACGGGTGGGCGAGATTGTAATCTCCGACGATGTTAGCACTGACGGGTCTTACGACCAATTGCGGGCACATTTCGCCCCGAAATCCAAAGTCCGGATATTCCGCAACGAAAAGAATCTGGATTGCTATGCTAATAAGCAAGCGGCAGTCCGGAGATGCTTCAAGGATTGGGTGGTCCTCTTCGATAGTGATAACATCCTTTATCGGGCTTATCTAGACGTCCTCTTCTCCCTTCCGGACTGGGATGAAAATACGGTCTACTGTCCTGTCTTTGCCCAGCCGCATTTCGATTACCGGGCTTTTGCTGGGTTAACCGTAACCCGGGCCAACTTGCACCAGCATCTTGACCGGCCCAGTTTCCAAACGGCTCTTAATACTGCCAACTACTTCTTTCACCGTTCGGCCTACCTGGCTGTTTGGAATTCGACAGTAAATCCACATACGGCGGATTCCATTTATATGGCCTACTGTCTTTTGGATGCTGGTAAAAGTCTTGCCTTCGTTCCGGGGCTTCAATATTTTCACCGGGTGCATGACAAATCGCATTACAAGCTGAACCACCATAAGACAGGCAGTTTTGTTGCTACCACACTGAAATTGCTTAGAGGGTTGCGCTAATGGTCAAGCCCGTAACATACGGCCGGATGGGAAACTTTTTGTTTCAGGCAGCTTGTGCCATGGCTTATGCTTGGAAGCACGGCCTGGAATTTACGCTTCCCAACACCACAAAGAACCCTAAGTGGAATCCTATCTATCTCCAGCACCTCGTCAACCACCGTTGGAATCCGCGCCTGGAGGAAATTAAGCTGGATGAGAAAGTATTCACCTATCAAGAGCTGCCCTTTGAGGAGAATTGGCAGCATAAGAACGTGGTCCTTGATGGCTACTGGCAGACGGAAAAATACTTCAAGTGGTGCCGGGACCGGTTAATCCAGACTTTTGGTTTCCCCTGGAATCCGCTCACGGGCTTTGTAAGTGTCCATGTTCGCCGGGGCGATTACTTGACCCTCAAGGAAAAGCATCCTCCCGTCCCCACAGAATGGATTCTTAAAGCCATGGAGCACTTTCCGGGCT